GGATAGTTATATGCAACCACCTTTGGGACAAGCTATTGGTGGAGCACCCTCATCTGGTGGTAAGGGTGGATCAGGTGCAGCTCCCCAGAATCCGTGGGCATCCCTACTCAATAGTATGGGACAACAACCTAACCCCGGACAGTCTGCATCAGTACAAAGTGAACCTATGATGGGTCGTTCGTCACAAACCAGACAGAATAGTGGAGGTAAATAATGGCAACACAACGTAATCCTTATGCCGGATGGGGTATGGCTGCAGCAGGTGCTGTTGGATCCAGATTAGCTAATAAACGGATTGATCAGTATATTACAGGTCCATTGGATAGATGGATTGATGGTATGATGACACCTGAACCCGTAACAGCATCATACGCTAACCCCGCTATGGGTCAGATGACAGTTGCCCCTCAAGTAGCATCACCTATGTCTCCTGCTGTATACAACGGTGAGATCGCCCCTGCCATGATGGAAGCAGCACCAGTTGTACCTGAAGCAGCGATGGTTGCAGAACCTATGGTGTCTATGGCAGCACCATTATCAGCAGCCCCAGTAGGTGAAGCCGCTATTATGGCTGGAGCACCACAAGGTATGATGATGGGTGCAGCGCCTATGGCAGCTGAGATGGGTACTGTTGTGGGAGGAGCTTTACCAGCAGCTGTAGCCACAGAAGGGGCAGCACTAGCAGCACCACTAGCCGGGGTGGGTGCAGCAGGTTTAGAAACCGCAGCTTTGGCTAACTCATGGAACCCTATCGGATGGGGTATCGGTGGAGGTATGCTTTTAAATGAGATCACAGGCGGTAAACTATTCGGTAAACGTCTATTTGGTTAAGGAGATAAAATGATTCCAATGTCGGGAAAACAAAAGCGAGAACATCTGAAGTTTCTTGCAGATGAACAGCGTAAGAACGCTAAGATGGTTGCTGATGAGTCCCGCAAGGATCAGCTGCATGGTGTCAAGGTATCAGAAGCAGCAGCCAAAGCAGAGCAATCATTGGGTTTCAAAGAGGAAGAGCATGAAGTAAAGATGGCAGAGATTGGTGGACCACTCGCTAAGGTAGGTAAACCATTGAGTCGTAAACAGAGAGTTGGTGGATTGAAACCTGTGGGTGGTAAACCTTTGGGGTTCCAGTCAGGATCTGTCTCTATCCCACGTCCGGCTGGTATTCCTGGTGGTATTGATAAGGTACCCGCTATGTTGACTGAAGGCGAAGCTGTTATTCCTCGGAGTGCTGCTCAGGATCCTAAGAATATTCCCATCATCAAGCGTCTGGTAAATGAGGGTCGTATGAAGAACTCTGGTGCAACACGGGGTATTAATCGTGGTGCAGGTATTCAACATTTTAATGATGGTAATATCAATGTTCAGAATCTTCAACGAGAGATATCTAGAGCTGTAGATCCAGAACAGCTGGCTATACTTCAGCAAGAATTAGCTAAGGCACAAGGTGTTGTTCCTATGATTCAGAGAATTGATGTTGCTCCGTTGAACGCTGAACTATCAAAGTACAACCCCAATTCAGACGAATACAAGATGATCAAAAGTGAGATCGATCGCATGGGTGGATCCAACCAACACGACAGAGCAGCTGCTCGCAGGTCTGAGGATATGAATGAACTGAATACAGAGATTGGTAAACACAAACCAAAATCACCACAACATACCGCCTTACTGCAAGAGCTAAATAGGCAAGTAGGTACACCTGTTGTACCAGTACCAAAGTACGATGTAAGGGTAGTTGCTCCTAACTGGTTCACTGGCGAAAATAAATACTCACCTAACGCTGCTATGAGGGCTCAGGGTGCTATGCCAGCTCTTATTGATGGTAAGGTAATTGATACTAATCCACAACCTGCATATAATTTCCCGCGTGGTAATGCAGGAAGGGGTGTAGCGCAGGTTGTCCCTGCAGCTGATATCCCACCTATCCCTGATCAGAATATTGATCAACCTGCATCAACGGAGATAGCAAAACTAGATATCCCACCAGATATGCAGGAGGTATCTTACAAGCTTGATTGGACTGGTAATACTTCTGGGAAGAACGAGGCAAAGATTGCAGCATATGTTGATGAGGCAGCTAATGACCCATCTAAGGGTGAATCTTGGCTGAAAGGTATGCTGAAGGATATCTATGGTGGAGAGGATAGTTTGTTCTCCAAGAAGGAACTCTCCCGGTTCATCACTGTTGCGGCTGGTAGTTTGTTGTTTGGTGGATCACGAGATCGCAATGGTAAATACCATCCAGCATCCCTCCCAGGTTCTCTCAAGTTTGCTGGTATGGATGCTCTGAATCAATCTGATAAACGGGTTGCTCGTCAAGAGGTATACAAAGAGAAACGTGAGATGGCTGAGAATGCTTTGGCTGCTAAGAAAGAAGCTACAGATCAGGCCCAACGATTCCAACAACAAACTAAAGATGAAGCTCTTGCTAATTCTCGCGAAACAGCATACTATAAAATGCTTGAGGACAATGATGTACCAGCGGATGTTGTTCAGAAGGTTGCTGAATGGAGATCCGAACAACCAGTTAAAACCTATGCCGATCTAGCTAGGGTAAACGGCAAAGCTATGGAAATGTTGCAGATGGGTAAATCCAAGGCTGGTCCCCGCGCCAAAGCATCTGATGAGGTTGGTGGATATGTAAAAATTGGTAATGATTCGCGTTCTGGCTATATGTATGTTGATCCGAAATCTGGTTCTAAATACTTCAGGCATGATGACAAGCAGGAGTGGACACCAATCACTGATGGTATCTCATTCGAGAGCTATGATAATCGCGAGAAACGTGTGCCACCTATCCGTAAAGAGGTAGAGGACGGTTTGTTACAGCTGGGGCGTAGACAAGCTATTAAGGAGTCTGGTGGTAATGCTAAGGATGTTGGCAGTCGACCACAAGAGATAGCTAAAACAATGTCACATTCCATTATGAATGCCTTCGAACGAATGAAAGGTGTTGACCCCTCTAAGGCTAGGGATATGACCAAGGTGCTGGTTCAACAGCTGGAGCAAGAGAAGGACATCAATCAGTACTTGGATAATCCAGGTGGTATGGACAAAGCAGTATTTGGATTAGCTGTCATGAATGCTTCTGGTTCTAACCAACACCTGTATGACGCCAGATTGAGTAGTGATAAGGGCTACAAGGTACCATCTATTGCTGCTCTTACTGATTATGGTAATCGTATACAAGCTATGGCTAACGCAGGTAAGGTATCTATTGATGCGGCGGCTAGGGATGTCGAAAACAAATGGAACAGTAATAAGGCTATCCAAAAGAGGTTTACAGATGGTTCCGAAGGACGTACTCCGGGTTATTCACCCATGATGCAGTGGGTGTTGCGTGGTATGCCAGATAAATAAACATAGGAGAATTTATGGGTGCATTTGAAGACATGATCGCCAGGATTAAACCCGGTGATATTCCAGAGGTGGAGACAGTACCGTTAACACTGAAAGGTGCTCCTGTAAAGGATCAACACTATGCTGACCCTGATACAGTTGTTCTAGACAAACAACCCTATCGGTTGGGTGGTGGATTCAATGCGCCAGAAACAGCTCATATCAAGGGTGGTATCTTTGTACCCGGAGAGAGGATGGGAGATAACACAGCCCAACAAGAAGCTTTAGTACAGAGAGCAATGGGCTACACTGATGTACAACCAACTGGGGAGACAGATAAGTACGGTCGTAAGATAGCTAACATTGTTAATCCGAATAGGACACCTGACAATAACCTTAGTGATACAATGATACAGATTGGTGCAGCACCAATCACATCACGCACCCCAATGCAATCTCTTAATAAGATGGTTAGTATGAGGGCGGCTGTTGGTCTATTCGGTAATGAATCGCAGGATCCATTAGTACAACAAGCTATTAAAAATTTTAACAAACCAGTAGAAGCTATACCGAAGATGTTGATGACATCCGAGTCAGATTATGCTGGTGCCAAGAGAATGGTTGGGGTGGGAGCTGCTGCGGAGGCTGTCAAGGAGGTGGAACGATTGGATGGTATTCTTAAAGATACCACTCTTCGACCAGACTTAAGGGATTCACTGTCAAAACAAAGAGATGAAGCCAAACAACAGATATGGATTGCTTCAACAACTCCTGATTTTGCTGGTGGTGTTCTCAATAGACAATCTGACAGGTATCTAGATAACAGAGCTAAAGACCAAATGACTACCGCCTTCATGGGTAACCTAGCTGATATTGCTACAGGGGTAGGTGGCATTCTGCAGATGTCAGGTGAAGCGGCTGGTTGGGACTGGTTAGCCAAACGAGCAGCAGCTGGTGTACGTCAAAACAAATTGGAACAAGGGTTAAAACCCTCGTACTTGGCTGACTTCCAGGATATCGGGACGGATACTGTATGGAATACCATATCTGACACCACCCAGTACTTGGGTAATCTATTTGCTGGATCACTCCCTACAATGGCAGCTACTATTGCCGCTTCTGCTGCTACTGGTGGTATGGGTCCGGTAGCTGGATTCGCTATGGGATCCCTACCCGGTTCTGTTATTTACACAGGTCAGTACTATGCTAACCAACCTGACGATAAGAAGAATCCATTATTAGCTATCGCTATGGGGGTCCCTTCTGCTGCCTTAGAGAAGCTGGGTATGGATGCTATGTTATTTAAGAGTAACCCACTATCTGTTGTTGGTCGAAAAGAGATCATAGACGCTATTGTCAAGAAGAAGAACGTACCGGAAGCGGTAGCAGAAAAGATGTTTGCAGATGCTACCAAAGCTGAATTGACTTCTTTTGCTAAATCTGGTGCTGAGTTTGCTAAACAGCAGTTCATGACTAATGAGGCATTTGCTCGTGGTTTGGGATCCCTAGCTATCGCTGGGGGTACCGAGGCAGGAACAGAGACGCTACAACAATATGCACAGATGGTAGCTGAAAAAGGTATGTGGAACAACGATGCAATCTACGATCGTGAGTTCTCGAATCAGATGCTTAATGCTGCGGTAGGTGGTGGTGCTATGGGTTCTGTTATGCATGGTGCATCACAGGCTCATGATGCAGCTCAGTGGCATTCGTTAGCTAACTCCTACGAGGAGTACACACAGGGTCTCCGTGAAACACAGATGTATCAAGCTCATAATATGAGTAAAGGTGCAGATGCTATTCAGAGCATTCGTCATGGTGCAGAGAAGACATCTAATGATATAGCTAAGGCAGGTGCCCCAGAAGATTTAATGTCTATGGCTTCCCATAAAGGAGTATGGAATGGTGTAAAAGCTATTTTAACAGATCCGGGTAGATTACTCCGTCAGCTAGGGCATACAATAGCACCATCTATCATTGATGACTCTGGTAATTTCCGTGAGAATATGGCTTTAATAAAAGCTATTATCGGTGGTTATGGTCTACTTCCAGGGGACCATATGTTAGGTGATAAGCAACGTACCATGGGTAAGTGGGGTGGTAATCAGCAGGATAATTTAGCTAATACATTGAAAACAGATCGTGCTACTGTTAACAAGCTTATCAGGGATGCATACCATAACGTATGGGAAGCAGGGGGTCGTCTACCTGATACACCAACCAATCGTGTGTTGCAGGATTGGAAGGATAACCAAGACGCTATTATCAATGATATGAAGGTGATGGCAGCTAAAGCTGGTGTTACTGTTGATGAGCTAACTAATGCTAATGCTCTATTTGAGTCATCTGCCATAGATCCTGTTGCTATGCGTAAAAGTAAACAAGATGTAATAGATATACTTTTAGCTCAAGGGGAAACACTATTCAGAGCTAACAAGGCTTTTGAAGGTCTGTTGGCTTCTAATAAACAAGTAGCTCAACGATCAAGAGATTATTTAGCATCTAAAGGTGTATTCTCAGATCCACGACTGTCACACCTATTCGAGACTAACATGTTCGACTCAATGGAGAACCTTAAAGATCGTGTATCTTCAGCTATATCCCACAAGGTATATCTCGGTGAGAAAGGTAGCAACTTAGCACACTTGTTGAAGAAGGCATGGGAAGCAGGTGAGTTTGGTGATGATATCGATGCATACAAAGATGCAGTTAAGAATGTGCAGGACTGGTATGAGATTGAGACTGGTACGTATCATACCCTTGATAAGTATCCTAAACTTAAGAGTGTATTGATGTGGGGAACAACGTTAACGATGATGGCCTCGCTAGCTAAAGCAGCTATATCTTCCCAAACAGAAGTAGCTATGTCTATGTTGGGTACACCAGCAGAAGCTATCTCCAAACAGTTGGGTACATATGTAAAGGAATTTTTTAAGGAGTATAGGTCAGATATCAATAAAATGAATTCAGCTAGTTTGGCATGGACAGGTATTTCCTCATTAAAAGCTCGTAGAGTTCCTAATCATGAGGCTGATTATGCTCGTATTGATACCCTTGAAAAGGAGTTAGGTACAGGTAATGTATCGGTCGAGAGAGCAGAGGCTATACAGAAGGAGATTGAAAAGCTACACGAGAAGGTATTAGCGAGATCGTTGTTTGAACGTCTCGGATACAATGAAACTGGATTCAATACACAAAGTAAGTTTGAGTACAGTGCTAATAATCCGCGTAATGCCATGCAGGTGTTTGCGTCAGTTATTGGTCTACGTGCTCAGACAGATTCAACACGTATAGCTGTGTTGAGTGTGGCAAGTGATATTGTTCTGGCCAAGATAGCATCTCTGAGGATGATCCCGAAAGAATTGTTTAATGAGGCTATCCTGACAGGTCGTCATATGACTAATGAACAAGCCCAATCTTTGATGGAACTCCAGTCATATGGTATGGATGTTAGGAGCGTGATTGAGTACCTAAATGCTTTTGATGATAAACAGATACGTGGTGTTGTAATGAATGCGATGGATCCCAAATCTTCATCCTCGGATGTTGACTTCCAGAACATGCTTATGACAACGTTAGGCAACCTGGTCGACAGCAGAGTGGTTAATCCACAATCACACAACATGCCTAAATACTACAACGACCCTCGTCTGCGTATTGTTACTGCTATGGGTAGGTTTATGGCGACAGCCCATGCTACTATCCTACCCCGGTTATACAAAACATATATGTTAGAGGGTAATGTTGGGATGAGATATGAAGCATTTAGGACTATGGCTATGGCTCTGCTATTCGCCTCGCTAGCTAACATGCTGAAAGACGAGTTGTCTTATGGTGGTGATAATCCCTATATCAAAGATAAACGTAAGAAGGCACAACGTACTTTGAACTCGTCAGGTCTGATTGGACAGTATGAGAAGGTGTTAGATGCTATAACCCCGTTGTATCCATCCAGAGGGCCGGATGCATCCAAGAACCCGGTAGGGTGGGCGGCTAACAAAGCTGTTGAGATGTCACCACAGTTGTCATGGGCTAAGAAAGTTGGTACTGGTGTTTATGATGTAGCTAACGGTAATACGCCGGAAGGTGTTAAGAACTTAGTAAGAGCAGCACCAGTAGTAGGTAGTTTCCCGATATCAGCTAATAAAGCAGCTGAACTATTTAAATAAAGGAATATAAAATGGCAGGATTCAATGTCAGAAGTAATACAGCAGCACCGCTATCAATAGCAACAACGGATATTGATGCTATCAAGCAACAGCAAGATGCCATCCGTGCAGCTGCATCTATGGGTGATCCGGTACTACGACAGCTATCAATGGCTGATCGTATCAGGATGCAACAGGAGGCATATAACGCATCACCATTGTCTGATGGTACTCCCGGTGGTGCAGCAGCAGCAGAAGCGAGGTCTGTGGTAGCTCCAATGGAGACACCAGTAGAACCATTCCCACAAGATGGTTATTTGGGTATGGCTGGTAATCCGGCTCTTACCCCACAGTCTACTAATATGGATTTAGCAAGGACATCCCAAAGTTCTTTGGCAACAACAAACATGTTCAGGACTGGTGATTTCAATCCAGAAACTGGTGATTACAATCAGATACCGGAAACATTAGAGGACAAAGCAGCTGAACATGCTCGTCAACGCAGCACCCTTACTGATGCTTCAGCCCTGTTCAATCCAGAACTATCTCCTCGTGGTCAGGCTAAGGCTATCATGGAATCACGTATGGCCGGAGCAGCAGTTAACGAGATTGCCAGTAAGTTGGATGGTGCTGCTGATTCCAAGAACAAGGATGCGTTGACTGCTTGGGCAGACACAATGGGTAACACCATCTCCAGTGAGGGAACACGAGCTGTTAACCATATTGTTAATGGTCTACGATCTGTGGAACCGGGACTAGAAGGTCTTCCCGCTGGTTTGGTTATTCTCGATAAGAATGGGCTGAATGATCCTGACAGTATGCAAGCTGTGGGTACTATTATGGGCCTGTCTGGTTTGGTAGCCGCACAACAACTTAATAGCTTCAGGCCACTCAAGGATGAGGCAGTAAAGTTTGAACCTACAGGACGAGATATGGAAGATGCCCGTCCAGCTGTTAACCTAACTAACAGTATTGCTGCAGCTGCTAAAGTAGCTATGGATAGAGCCGGATTGAATATGTCTATGGATGATGTACGTCATCTAGCCGCTATCCATTTGTATGGTGAAGCTTCTGAAGGTAACTATATCCCATCTCGGGATGAGAATGGTAATAATATCTTTCGTGCCCATCCAAGGTTAAAAGCTGAGGCTAACAAGATTGAGTATCTCAAGGAGGCACTATTCGGGGCTAGTAACCGACCGGGTGTATCCTACACTACTAACGTGGCAGGAGCAGCCTATACAAATCCTGGATCTCAAACCACCAAAGGATCACTCAATAAAGGTGGATCAACAGCTGAACAGGTAAAACACATTCTTGGGCAGATGGAGTTCGTTTACAATCCAAAAGATGTTCTGTTCAAAGAGAAGCAGCTTGACGACCTCCTAAAGAAGATTGTTCTTGATGAGAATACAGGTATGCCTAAGTTCTCGGAGAGTGGTTTTGCATTTGAGGCCCATGTCGATGAGGCAACATATATGGAGCTACGTAACAGGCTGAAACCACCTTCTGACTTTGATGCTAGCGACAAGGCACAGGTAGATAAATGGGAGAAAGCAAAGAACGAGCATGCTTCGGAGGAGATCCAGAATAAACTGGAATCACTGAAGTACGATATTGAGACAGCTAAAACTATCAATAAAGTATTCAGGATTACACACGCTCATTCCACAGCTAACCATCGTTACTTTGAGATGACCAAAGGTGCTGATGCACTGTCTTCCAAATACGGCGTACGTGAGATGCGTAATGTTGCCCAACAGGACGTTGTGAAGGCATCATACTTGTTTGACAATGATGGTATTGCCCATATCAAACGAGCAGCTAAACAGTTGTTCTCAAAGAAAGGTCAAGCAAGGCATGATGCATTCATGGCTTCAGACCTGCGTATCCGTTCTGGTATTGCACTGATGTTGGATACTACGGTAAACTACTATACAGCTATTAATCCAGGTGCTGGTGTTAACATCGTGAAAATGTCAGAGATTGATATTATCAACAGATATACACCGGAGATTGCAGCAGAGATGGCAGCGATTGGCAAAGAGTTCAATGAGTGGTTGGATAACCCTGATGGGGCAACCGACCGTATCAAAGGACTTCTGTATGGTATGCCGCGTGGTGAAGCTCTTGGTAATAAAAACCTGTGGGATGATATGTTTAGATTGGAGACATCGTTCAAGAATCCTGCTTCAAAGGCATCTGACATTACCCTTAGCTACCTGAGTTTCGAGGACGGTAACCAGAATGGTATCTTCTTCCAAGGCATATTCTTCGGTAACGCGAACAATGTACTCCGGTTAGGTACTGTTGCACCGGACCAGGAGGATATGCGTGGCCTATCAGTGGCTGTGTTTGGTGAGCATATCGAGGCACTGCTGGAAGACGATCCTCGTAGGTTGGATGCTGTCAAAGCATTCATATCTGCAGCTAAGAAGCTTGGTGGATTCAACTCAGAGATGTTTAGGGACCCGTTGATGCAGAACTCGTATGGTATGGATGCATCTATGTTCTTTGATCATGTATACGATCTACTAACCTCACCTAAATATGCTGGTGTTGCTATGGAGACAATGGGTACGGCATTTCCGAAAGACGGTAACAAAGATGTATACCTTGAGATGGCCCACGTATTGAATCAGGCTTTGGAGACTACACTTAGGAAAGTCGTTGACCAGAAGTTCTCACATATGATGAAGAACATTGGTATGTACGCTGCTGTTCTCAATACGCCACTCTATGTTGTTGGCCCTGACGGTGATATGATGGAATTCTCCCCCGTGGGTATCCTACCTGACACCGATCCACTAAAAACACATATGAGTACTGGTGTTGATAAAGACGGTAACTCCTTTGATATGGTTAGTCGTGGTGTCAAGGGTATGCAATTCACTGATACGTCTGGCAACGATGTTGATCTACCTATTGGAACAACCAAGGCAGACCCTACTAAGAAGAAACCTGATCAGGAATTCTATGATCGTAGAACTCAGAAATGGGTTAAGTTCAGGAATTACCATGGTGGGGCTTTGGCAAGATATTTTGTTGTTATGCCCATTCAGGCTATTGACGGTAGTGTTTTGGGTCTTACAGTGTTAGCTGCCAATAAAGGACGTATGAATAAGGGTGCTCCTGTACCTGCATCGTTCGTTCATGACGGTATCAACTCCTCTGGTTCCGGGTCGATCATCTATCGTAATGCATATAACAATATTGCAATACCACAGGCCATCCCCGAGATTGCTAAGTTTGGGGAACACCTAGATACAGCTATCAAGAAGGCTAAGCGGGATGCTCTCAATAAGGCATCACAACTATCTATGATTGGTATCGGTGCTGATGGTCATTTCCCTGCGTTGTCAGCTGTGTTTGATGAGATCTTCGATAAGATACAGGATGAAGGATCCTACAACGAACGCTTCGTTGAGCGTAAGATCATCTCATCTATGGCACGAGGAACACATGTAACCAAAGAAGCAGCCACAAAAGAGGCTGAGAATGCATGGGATAAATGGGCTGGTGAGCGCAGGAAGATTCTTGATGAGGCTCGTAAATATGGGTGGAAACCAGAAGGAAGTATTTCTGAGGGTCAACGAGCACAGCTAGCGGTGAAGTATAACGATTTCATTAGGCTTCTGGAATTGTCTGAGATGATTCTTGAAGTTGATGGACCACCTTTAGATGGCAACAAAGTTACTTCTTACCAAGACTTTATCTCTGGTTTCGCCGGAAGGGTACGTTATGCTGCAGATAAGTTGTACAAAGATGTATATGTGCGTAAGCATGGTATTTCCCAGATGACCCCCGGTGGTGGTAAGAAAGCTGTTAAAGCTCCGGAACCATCTGGTAAGGCTAAAGATTGGCGTAAACGTATTGTTGCTCGGGATAATAATGTACACTCAACAGAGAAGCACTCTGGTGAAACTAAAGTAGCACCTAAAGAAATAGAGATGTCCCCAATGGATATTGATATCAAGGATGGTGTTCTTGCTGGTGTACGTGGCAGAGACTTCTCGTTTGAAGACCTTATTAATGTACTACAGTCTACAGAAGCAGGTACAGAGCAACGAGCTAAAGCGTTGGATCCATTCTTTGATGCTATCGAAAGTAAAGTGTCAGAGACGGATACAGGTCGAGGTTCATACGCACGAGTTTGGGATAAATTAAATGATTTGATTGAGTTAGAATATACACCATTCTAAAATAAGAAACCCCTACTGGAATAATCCGGTAGGGGTTTTAAATTGCTTATGCCTTACTAGCAGCTTGAAACAGTTTATTAACCGTATCACGGGTTACAGCTGCAAGCTCATCGGCCTTGCTAAGAGCTTCATCAGGTGGGATACCTTTAGCTACATATCCATCGTAGTTCTTACGATGCATAGCTTTGATAGCTGCGTTATTGATTGCTGGTGTACCAGCTAGTGCAGGATCCAAACCTAGTGTTTCACACACATCAGCATCGGATGTCTCAGTGTCACCACCTAATGCAAACATATTACAATTACGATATTCACTCATGCTGGACTCCTTTGTGATTTAATTTTCCATGTAATCTTAGTGATAGCTTTGAGATAGTCCAGATTCTTAAGTGCCTTACTCATTGTTTCTTCCCAAAGATTTTATCATAGTTATCCTGAAATGACTTCTCATCAGTAGGTCTACGTGAGGATCCTTTACTCATTTAGATTTCTCCTTATATAGAGTCTCTGCCAAGAGGTATCCCTCCAACGGCCACACTTTGTCAAGGGCATCTTGGTAGGCATACATCTCACCCAGGTGTTGATTGTAATTCTCCACGGCTACACATGCCGAAGTACCATTCACGGTATATCCATTAGCAAGAGTCAGTTGGCAGATCGTTGTTCGGAGATCAGGCATCAAGGTATAGGTAGACAATACCACCTTATCAAGAATATCCTGCATTGTTACTGTTGTTTTCATATGTTCCTTTATGTTTATCTATTAGGTACCGACTCGTTTGATGAAGTCTGCTAGCTGCTGTGATGAGGAGAATCCAATCATACGATCAACCTCTTTGTTATCGTCATCTACTGCGATCAAAGTAGGTACCGATCGGAGACCCCAAGTAGGTTTAGCTGTTGGGTTCTCATCGATATCCACCTCAACTATTTCCAATGAAGGATACTTAGTCAGGGCAGCTGAGAGGGACTTGCATGGACCACACCATGATGCTGAGAATTTGAGTATTTGCATATCAATCCTTTAGATAGAGCAACCACCAGCAGCACAACTAAGTGTCTGTGCTCCCTCCACGTTATCAGAATACTCCACGAAATCAGACCAATCAATCACAGGCATATGCATAGCATTGAACTGCTCTTCGGTGATCTCCTCATATGGAGCTTGCTTGTATGTACCACCGTCATCAGGCAGGAAGGAGATACCAGTGCATTCATCAAAATGTTCATACACCCATGCACCCACCTTCAACCACTCATCCTCTTTTACAGACACTGTGATGGATGGTTTATGCTCACAGTAGTGGCGTTGAAACTTCAACCAGATCTCAAGGTGACGTATGGCAGAGATGTCATTACGTACCAACCCTTTTGATTGTTGTGGGAATGAGAACACAACTGTTGAATCAGGTTTCATCACACAGGGTTCATGAGCAATACCTTGGCTGATCAAGAATTGTGTCAGAGGATCTTTGATATCCTGACGAATACGCCGGATATAAAACTCAGAGTGTCCTGTGTGGATACCACTGGATGTCTGTGTCAGCTGAGATACTGTTCCCTCAGGCTTTACACAAGTAACAGCAGTGGATGGATTGATACCCAGAACCTTTGCCCAGTATTCATTTGTCTTACGAGCCTCCTCACGTAGTTCCTCCAACACTACTTCATTGTATGCACCAAACAGCAGTGGATTATCCAGGATACCTGTCATAGATACACCCAACAGCCGTTCAGCTTCTGTGTTCTCACGCCAGATATCCCGTAGGTATGGGAAGTAGGTGAGGGTACTCTGCATGGTCCCCATGATAGAGGCCATACGTATTTTCCGTTTAAGGTCTTCTAATGTATCTTCCGCTTGTACAACTACAGTTGACAGGTTACAGAACTGGTATGGCTTCAGAATAATCTCTGAGCATGGGTTAGTACCATAATCAACGTCATAATCCCGACGACCCCACTTAGCTGCTTGCTTCTGGGATGCTTCACGATTGAAGATACCTCGTTCCCCACTGTGGGAGTTGTAGATATCTAACCACTCCTTCATGAATGCACCGATAGAGGGTTTACTATCATACACAGCAGAGTTATTTGACAGAGCACGTTCGCCATGGCTCTCCCACCATGCACCACTCTTAGCCGTGGCATGGTCATAGTCACCGAGGTCACCTAGACTGATCATAGCTGATCGACGAACACCACCGACAACAACTACTTCACCGATCTTACACATGATGTCATGCGCCTCAATAGGTTTCAGTTGACGACCCTCTGCATGTTTAAACTTAGCTACCGTGTATTCAAACAGGGATACCAAGGGTCCGGGACCAGATGCACGACCGCCAAATGTTTTCAATGGTGCTCCGGCTGGACGTACCAGAGAGACGTCCCATGTTGGTACGTTACCCTCATACAGATTAGCAATCAGTTGTTTGTATGCCTCACACCATCCCTCCTTGGAATCTTCTACGGTGATAATAGTGGAGACTGGGTACTGAGCAGGTATACTAGGTAGCTGAGAAACATAGCGTTGTTCACAACTAAAGCCCACTCCAGTCCCACAGAGTAGGATATACATCGACTCATCAAAAGAACGCATGTGATCAACAGGGAGATAAGAGCAATTATAAGCAGCGACATTAGTTCTCTCCAATGCTTTCCCTGCAGTCATCACTGACCGCATAGATGGAAGTGATTCTAAATTGGTGATATATGACTTTAATGTAGTCCAGATAGGATCTGTCATAGACAGCTTATCCGACAGGTGTTTGGCGAAGAAATCGATCCATCGTGCAGATGTTTCAGGCCAGTTCTCGCGACGGTTCTCTTCAGGGATATAACGAGAGTAGCGTGATTTTGCAATAATTTCTTGGTACGAATTCATTTGTTTCCTTATTAGCAGAAGAAGTATTCTGAGTTGGTTAATTGGGTTAGGTCTAGAGTGCCTGTTGCTGGTGGACTGTACGTGAGGGTATCCTTATGCAGCATAAGTGTATCCATAAGTACACTAAAGAAGTCTTCCATATCATACTGTGCTTGGAAGGTCATCTTAGTAACCTCTTGTAGGAAGCCTACTTCAGAGGCGTGTACAGAGAATGAATCATGCACAGCAGCGAAACTACCATTAAAGGAGACAATAGTATTAGCCATGTGTGCTGCGTCATAACTGTGTACAACATTAGGGCTGATACCAGAAGCAAAACTCCTACGGCAAGGAACCTTTTCGCCAGTGTCTTTACTGATGACATCCACTTTGAGTACATGCATTATTCTCCCATCTTTGTTTCCTGTGATTCCTTTGATCGTTCCTCTTTGCTTTCGCTCATGCTGTAAGTAGGATTTATAAACGACAGGAAATCCAGACGGAGTATGCCACTCCAGATGATTGCGATTGTTGTTAAGCTCATGCTCCGCTATCCTCTGCATAAATTTGTTTGTCATCAGAGGACCTGTGCAGACATTGTTGATTGCCTCCACCAGACCTCCGGCTAACTTGTTACAGTCATCCACCGTTATGTTGTACTTATAAGTGAATCCCTCCATGTGGCAGTCATCATACATGTTCTTCGCTATCCGGTTCTTACCTGCTGAGTATGCTCGTGTCATACACCCTCGTTTGACGATACCTTTACGGATATGTTTCATGGGCATAGGGTGTTCGGTGAACCAGTCAGGCATCAATCGTATCAGCTCTTTAGCTACCGTTACGTAGAAGTCCTTCTGGATCTTGGATGGGATCAACGATACCAACTCTCCTGCATAAGCATCTTTGCTCATGGCAGCTAGGTGTTGTGTACCGTTGTTCGAACCATCGATCGGGATTGGTAGTCCACTGAAGTATGGGAGATTCATTCTCTCATACACCCAGTAGGCATCAATATCAATACAACATGCTAAGAACGAGTATGGCTTTTCAGCATCATGATGGATCGTCTTCATAGCTGCTGTATTACGGATGAATTGTAGGTTGTGTTTCACCCACAATACACGGTCATCCAGCGTCATCTTATCCACGGAGATTGTATCCAGACCTTCTTGTCGCAGGTACTCAGCGTAGTCTGTTGTCAGGTACGATGGAATATCCGTGACAGAATAAGTCGCGTTGTAGCAAGAGGCTGTATGGATATAAACCCATCTGAGCCCTGCCTCGTCCACTGGTCGTTTGTTATGAAATAGGAACAGTGATCTTGCCAGATCTGATCCTTGGAATTCCAAGAAGGATTCGGCGTAATAGATTCTTCCTCTGTAGTCACATGATACCTCCTGATAGAATGGATAACCTTTAGATTGAACCAACTCAGCCTTCTTCACGATCTGGATGTACTCGAAGTACTTACTTACTAAACGCTGCAGCTTAGGATCCTTCTTACCAAGGAATGCTGCACCATCCATATGCGTTAGCTTCTTGGGTAGGTGCAAGTTCTCATGGTGGATGTTCCATACGTGGATCTCTCCATTCACGTCTACCAAATCGAGTGTCTCTTTAGGAGGATCATTCTTGATAGCTGCTAATACAGGATCATTCAACGCCCACGGTTGTTGACGTAGACTCTCCATTGCCTTCACGAAAGGCTGATCTAAATATTGATGGAACAGTTTGGGGTTAGTCCATCCCTTGATGAATGGTTCTTTGGTTACATCACTGTACAGACCTGCGATAGGTAAGGGGGGTTCAAACACAGTACCACTAAGAGTAGCCTTCAGGTACGTCGGTTGGTTAACGATCCGTACCATGTATGGTGCTTTATAACCATCATACTCCCGAAAGATATCAATCAAGCCGTCCTGTAAGAATGACTCTAAGAGAATATCTCCGAGAGCTAGTGTTGTTTTGATGTCAGAATCATCTGCCCCGATTTCACGGGCGATCTTCTTACCCATCAGATCACTGGCGAAAGTCAGCTTGACTGTTGCCGTATGACGAGCGTTCTTGTTACGAACACAATACTTGAGTAGTGTGTCCCATGCATCGTTGATAAATCGATCCAGCTCATAGGGCCATGTAGGATAATGAGCTAGAAGGCGGGCACCTTCATTGAACAGTTTGTCGCTATTGACAATAACTTTCTCAACTCGTGCTGTGAGATAGTCTAACGGGTTCATAAGTTCCTTATTCGAAATCCACAATCTCAGGTTTGTAGAGACGACCTGTCTCCGGATTATAGCATACTCGTCCGGCCATACCTGTGTTGCCGTTGAATCGACTCTTCAGTACTGCCAGCTGGATAGTATTCCTTTCTTGTACTGTCTCTGCTGACATGTTACGGGCGAAAGCAATGATATCAAAGGAGATCTGTTTGATGGATCCTGATCCTTTGATACTGTCCATAGAAGGTATCGTACCCTCCTCAAATGGTTTCTGTCCCAACCCTGTCTTGCGGAGGTGAGACACAACACCTAACCACACATTATGTTTCTTGACAATCTTCAGTAGGTCACTCATAAATGAATCCACGGCTTCGTTACCGGACTTCCCTTTGGTATCTCCTTCTGAGACAGCGATGGTGATGTGATCGAGGATCATGTATTTGCAACCCATGAGAGCCAAGTGTTCCATCTTGTCCACTAACGATTCATCACTGACAGATCCTTGGTGGTCCAGCAATACCAATCGCTCGTCTCCGAATACCTGTTTGAATGCCTCATACTGTTCCTCCTCTGGTACCTCCACATCGGACAGGTTCTTCTGCAGTTGCATACCGATGAATTTCTGAGCTGTGTCACCAACAGATTCCTCCAATGACACCATCCCAACCATGTCTTCTGTCTCAGCCAAGATCTGAAGTACAGTCTCCTTGATGACAGTACTCTTACCGGATCCCGTACCGGATGTGAACAGAACGATCTCACCCAGACGCATACCCTTCAGCTTGTCATTCAGTCCGTCCAAGCATGGAGGATATGGGAGTGACTCTGTTGCTTTGACCTTCTGGTACTGTGTCCAGATATCTTCACCCTTCACTACATCAGCTGGTGACGATGCTTTGGCGTCCCATACACACTTCATCAGTGCTTCTGAACCATGCTTGATCAGCACATCACATGGATCTTTCTCAGGTAACTTAGCCAACTTTACTTTATCATACCCGATAATCTTACAAGCTTCTTTGGTTGCCTTCTGCCCGTGTTCATCCGAATCCAGCATCAAGATTACTTCATCAAACGACCTCAACCATTCACGATGGTCAAGAAGCATCTTCGTATTACTTGCTGATGGTAGTGCCACAACGGGGTAGAAGCGACTATACTTGTCGTACTGTGCCTGGGCCACAGCCATGCAGTCGAGTTCTCCTTCTGTGATGACAACTCGTTTACCGCCTCCAGCCACGGACTGTCCGAACAGTTCCACTTCTTTAAAGTCTCCGTGGATGGAGAACGTCTTAGGAAGCTTACGTTCTTTGTATGCAACAACTGCTCCATCTTTGGTGTATGGATAGAAGTGACTGTTGATGGTGCCATCCTCGGAGTAGGATACCTTGACCCCATAGTGGGCTGAGATGACCCTTTTGATGTCTCGTTCTTGGAATCCGCGTGTATCATATGATTCGATTTCGTCTAGACTGTGCATATCATAATTCTCTTTGTGTACAGATACTGCGTTAAGACCTCGACCAGAGGTCTCGTTAGGATCTACGGGACTGTTCCTGCTGCAGCTAAAGCAGAATGCCCATGCATCACCCTCTTTATAGGAGAGTGCATCAGAGGATCCACACTTGGGACACCCTGTGTGAATCCATTGGCTCATTGTAGTGCCTCAAATAGGTGGACATAATCTTGTGAGGTGAAAATATCAGGGAAGTTACCTGACATGACCAACCTGCAACCCTTCTTGTATGGTTCGATACGTACGATGTGATCAGTGTTGATCATGATAGGCTCCAATTCACCTAGCTTAACTATCTCAAGAAATTTAGTCATAAATCCACTCCTTAACATCATCCCATGCACCACAGATACACTCCGATGATGAGTAAGCACTACACAGACATATACCACTCGGGATAGGGTTACCATCTTCATCAAGTATCAGTTCACCGTCTGCATTACGGTGGAATTCATTATCCATATATCAGTTCCAATCTCTGTCTTCTTTCAGTTGACGAATAGCGGCTCTCCGTTGACGTGCTTGTGTCTGTGTTGATCGTTTAGCTTTATACTTTTCTTGGTACTCTTCCTTCTGATTGATATATGATTCAAGGATCTCAGGGATTTCTTGTTTGATTTTCTTCATTATAGATGTGATGTAATGCAAATTGAACTAGAGTTTCTACCGCTGCGAACTGAGTTGTGTCAAATTCGTAGTAACCAAAGTACTTGTAGTCAGCTGTTTCTATAGCGTCCTTCAATTCTTGTAGTGTCGGCGGTGTTGGTTCTCTGTATAGCGTCCTGCCATTAATATCTTGTTTGGTTGGGTATTTCATTTTGGTTTCAAAAACTTTACTGCTCCGATGTTACCGTTATACCAGAGACGTTCTCCAGCCCCTGTTTCTGTCTCCACTCTAGATAGGACTTCATTAGCCCATTGCTCCTGAGCTTCGCGATATGTAAGCAATCCTTTTCCGAGTACCCACTCGTATATAACGAAAGTAAAATGCTCAAGTCCGTAGGACTCAATATCATCCAGGACTTCTCGGCAGGATGTCTTGTAAGATCTCCAATCAGACTCCTTATAGGATTTGACTCGGCGAGATTTCCCGTGGGGTAGACGTGTAGAGACACTTATTAGCTGCTTTCTTCCGATGTACTGTCTTCCGGTTGGTCCGAAGACAGCGTAGATGAACCCAAATGCTCCTGCTGGTCGCTCACTGAGGGCGATCCAATGTCCGTAGTCTTCCATGCAAATCGCTCCTCTAGTTCTTCAAACGACAATACCCGTAGATCATCCGAGGACTCCCTCATATAGATCAGGTTGGCACATTCGGTGAACTCACACTTCCACATACGACCTACTTTGTTCTGCCAGATAGAGATCACCTCACTCAGCATACGTTCCGGTGGGATATCCTTCAGTATCTTCTCTGCCCGTGCTATACCCACACCACGGATACCACCGATGTTGTCTGTGCTGTCACCCATCAGCAGCTGTTGCATCTGGAAGGTGTATGCTTCAACAGGTAGGATCTGTGTTGATGTACCTGTACGAAAATTGTAGTGCCATCCAGGGATACAGTTCAGATCTTTATCGATGTGAGCTACAATGAATGACAGGTTCTTTTCTGCACAACCTACAGCTGCCAACCGTACATAGTCATCAGCTTCAGCACCATCAGCCTCCACACAGAATTCTTTTGCATGTGTATACAACTTCTTAATCCGTTCCTTTACAGCCGGATCGATGTTGTCTTTGCGGTTAGCTTTGTATGTTGGGTAGGAGTGCCTGAAGTTTGTCTCCCCTTTAATGAAGACATAACTACCTAGAGCATCCGTATTCGAGATTATCTCAGCGATCCTGTCATCAAACTTCTTCTTACAGAGGTTAGGTGAGGGTTCTGTATGGGCAATCTGATAGATCAAGCTGTCAGCATCGAGAATACAGTATTCAAAGTTATCGTTATTCATGAAACATTCTTCCATATTTAGGCATAGACCGGGAGTATTGAGGTATCCATTCGTTGGGCATGCACCCTAAACAGAGTGCCTCAAACTTTTCAAACTCTAATTCAAGCATCCACCACGGGGTTATATTATTCCAGCTCATTTGTGTTCCTCTACCGCATTCACGCAGCCATCTGACCTACAAATTGCAGTTGCTATTGCTTCATCAATGAACGTCTCCATATGTTTTCCCTATATGTGCGCTACCGTTCATACACATCACACCAAATTCTTTTGGTGCTTCTGTGAACGCATCGATAGATAATTGTTTTACTTCTTCTGCGTATTCATCAGGAGATACGACACAAAATTCATCATGATACATCAATGTAAAGTAGTGTGGTATATTACGTTTAGTTAATTCCTTTTTCATCCATACAATAGCTGCCTTACAAGTGATACCTTCCAAAGTCTGTAGCAGGTAGTTTAATACTTGATGTGGACTACTCACAAAGATAGTCCGTCCGTCTATACCCCTGATGAAGGCGTTATCCTTACCAAACGCACTCGAGGTTTTGTCAAAGGTTTCTCCGAGAGAATCTCTGAGTTCTTTGAGTCCGGGGATACTGTCCTGAAACTTGTCGATTGCATTTTGTCCCACTCCTGCATCACGCTTTCCGGTAAGGATAAGGCCGAGTTTACCTGCTCCTCCACCGAACAAGAAAGCATATAGCCACGGTTTGGCCAGCTTTCGGGTGACACCGAGCGCATCAGCATTTCTCTGGTGAACATCGCCATTGATTACCTCGTGTGTGAAATCGTCGTTGCCGATGTAGTGACAGAGTCCTCGCATTTGATTACCAGCACTGTCTGCCCCGACAATGGAGAAACCATCCTCACAAATGAGTAGCGACCGCATCTCCTTACCGTAAACCGAGTCAACTGAAGGGAGGTTTGCGACAACCTCGTGGCGGCATCGAAATGTGGGAGTACCAATAGTCCACATACGACCATGCAAGCGACCATCGCGGCGAACCTCTTTGATCCAACCTTCAAGAATCCCTTTTCGACTCCTGATAGTGTAGTACTCGGAGATAAGTATCCCAGATTCACCGAGGACTGAGAGCGATGATTCCGTGAGTTTAGGCGATTTATTAACGAATTTACCATTGATTCTCTCCACATTCCATTCATCGGGTACCCATCCAATAGAGTACAGATAGTCTTTCACAACCTCTATTGAGGATACTTTACCTTGTTCGAAGGAGATACGTGAGTATGGACCTTCAATAGGTCTCCCGAATCTGGTTGGCCTCCCCAACTCAATCGGGATATCAAACCACTTAGCGGTGTTCACCGTATAGCAACCATCCTTACGGTACGCCGGGGTTTTAAACTCCAAGCCATCCCTACGGATACATCGCATACCGATCAGCGGTTCAAGGATCGCCTCAATATGGTTCAGCTTACCATCAATCTCCTCCAATAGTTTCTCAGCTGCAGGTAGGTTAAACAACCAACCTTTGTTGCGGATTTCTGACTCGATCTTCGCAAACTCCATCTCCACGGTGATACCTTTGGAGAACAGAGGGTTCCGTGCGATGATTTTACGCGATTGATCAGCCAACTCTTTGTATACTTTCGTATTCAGCTGTACATCACGGATACAGTAGGTAAGCATTTCATCAGAGTACTCATTAAACTTATCGAAGGGTAGTTTAGGAAATCCAAACTTGGATCCCCACCCTTCGAGACTATGCTTGTGTTCCCGTTTGTACTGTACTAGTTGGGACAGGATCCATGTGTCAACAATACGAATATGCTCTGGTGGTTTCCAACCAACTAGCTTTTGTAGTACAACCAAGTCATATGCAATAATATTATGGCCAATGATAACGTCAGCAGTTGCGAGTTCATCTAGTCCATCCTTTAATACAGTACCGTGGGGATCACCATCTTTCTGATCAAAAGTGAAGATCTCTCCGGTATCCACGTTCTCTATCACCAACATCCATATTCGGTTTACGTCTGGAAGCAGGTTATTAGTCTCCAAATCCCATGTGTATCTTTTAGTCATGGTAATAGTTTATTCGCAAATTTATCCCTATAGAAGTCAGCTAATACCCTTGCTTCAATCTCAGCGGGATCAAAGAAGTATTCCTCCCCCTCGTCCTCACTGTCATATGTTAGCTGTGGTATCTTGAAACCATTCCTACCAGTCAGATGCTGACAGGCATGAACAATCTCATGGCAGAGTACATTCATGAACGTATTCATCGTATAGGGATTACTCTCCCAATCATTCAGCATAGGGTCTCTCAGCTGTATGTGTATCTTGTTCTGTTCTTCCACGAAATAGGTACAGCCGGACTTATCAGATGTCTCCCCATATTCAATGAAGCAGATGTTTATCAGGAACTTCCCCTCTAAACACAGTACACTGAACCTCTCGCAGTAGTCAGCCAAGATATCAAATACTAGCTTCTTCACGCCCCTTTCACAAGCAGGAAGACATGATACTTGTATCTTAAATTTTGTCATCATTTCCTTTGGTAAGCATCTCAATGTAATTCCTCTGGTTGTATCGAAGTTGATCAATAATGCAGTGCATACTGTAGTTATTCCAGAGCAGATAAGCGATTGCGATAATGAGTGGTATTTCCATTATAGTTTTGTGTTGTATAAGATCCAGTCAGGATCAGCCAAAGAACAGTGTGGGGTGTTGATTGATCGCTCTTCAGAGCTTTTCTTTACGGTTACTCCTGCTTTGATTAAGTGGTCTATACCAACATCACACTTAGAACTATCCCGATAGATCACCCGCCAGATACCCGATGATGCAATCAGTTTAGCGCACTCTAAGCAGGGTTGGTAGGTGCAGTACAGGGTAGCGTGTGCTGTAGACACACCTGCACGAGCACATTTGGCGATAGCATGGGCTTCTGCATGGAGTACACTGCTTAGGGTCTCACCTTCAGAGGTCCGCGTGGTATTGTTCCAACCACGAGGTGTACCATTGTAGGCGTATGCTAAGATAGCATCACCTTTTATAATCACACAACCTACTTTACGCTCATCATAGCTGTTGGTTGCTACCAACTCAGCCATCCGAATAAAGAACTCGTCCCATTGCTCCTGTGATTTCATATCATTCACCTTTGTAGAAGTCTGTCCAGTAATCTAGTGTATCACGTTTGTTCATGTATGCCTTTGATATATGTTCTTTGTTTAATTGCCAGTGGTCGGACAATCGTTCTATCATAAATAGCAGTTGACCAATCTCAATCTCCAGTTCATAGATGTTGGTAGTACCTGTATACGGATTCAGTTGGTCTTTGCCGAACCTGAATACTTTGCTGATAGATTGGATTACCTCAGCACATTCTTCTTGGGTGATCACAGGGATAAGGTCATTTTTGTTCATTGATTTCCTCTGTTTGAACGACTTGCACGTTGGTTATATGGGTGTGTCTGTATGAGTCATCTAGTAATTCTAATGATATCTGTTCAGCTATTTCCGAATCGAAAGCATCGATATAGAGTACACAGGTAACAGCAAAATGTTTCATCATGGGTTCCTCTTAGGTACCGACTACTACTGATTCGGTATTTAAATCCAGATGTTTCAGCAACTTAAATATATAGTCAGCCTCAGCGTAATCCATGCAGATATAATTTACCTGAGAGGTACTACTATACGAGGGTAATTTAAAGATATATCCGTTACCTGTATCAGTTAATTTACATAGTATATCTACTTCCGAATGGTATCCATCCACTGCCCTCAGCTTATATACATTGTCCTTTTGTGTAATACGTTCTTGTTCTGTAGTCATCCATCAATCTCCATATTTCTGAAGCCAAGAAAGATAGGGTGCCGTGTAGAAGGTGTCACCAACTAAGAAAGTGTTATTGCTCATATTTAGAACCCCGGAGGTTATTTGACAGGTTAAAGTACAAGGGGGATTTAGTTGCTTTCAACTGCATGATCAGTATTGTTTCTAATTCCAGCATATCAGAAGTGGATCCATAAGCCAAGATGGTTCTGATAAAGCGAGTTGGGCATTCACTATATTCAAGCAATAGCTGAGAAGATGAACAGATATATCCGTCATCAGGTTTTCCAGTATGTATTCCAATGTACTTAGTGTCATCATCTTTGTTTATCCATAAATAGCAGAATGCTTCCTCATTCTTGACACAGTAGGCATCAGTCTCTTGTGCGACTTCAATATTGTATTCACCTTTGATATGGTCTTGCCAAATTTCCTTGACATATGTAACCATTGGATCACCCTTAGGTGCCCTCCATAGTACAATGAAGGAAGGCGTGCCCTCGTTCGCACATAGGTACTCATACACCCACTTGTTGTGTAACCCGGTATACTCTTTCCCTTCAATAGTGACTTTGACCATATTCTTATCAGTAGAGCTTTTGTATGACTCGACTTCATCAACCGTACACTCATAGATGTCGAACAGTTTGTGGCTTCCTGACACGAATCTTTTTACTGTCTTTACTAGGTTCATTACGTTCCTTCAAATATTTCTCAACACGTTTTTTGTCCTCTAACCACTCAGGGTGGATCTCACCTTGATCGTCTGTACAGAACTCTTTTAGTCGTCCCATTATGCTGCCTCCTCCGGGTAATCCTCTTGTAGTAGCTCCAAGATAGTGTCCAGATCAATTTCGCCTTCATATTTGAATCGGGCAATCTCAGCATTACGCTCCCATACTGAGACGATCCCTTTTGCTGATTCAATAAGTACAAGTTTCATCACATCACCTTACCTTCTTCTGCATACTTAATCAGAGCATCCAGATACCAACGAGCTTTCTTCAGGTCTTGTACCAGAGGATCTTTGAGCTTAGCTCTCATCAGATACTTGTAGGTCTGTCCCATCAGGTGGGCTTCAACACCTTCAAATCGGGCTAACATATCAACCATTAATTCGACATATTGGCGACCAGCGGCTACATTCTGGTAGTGTTTTGGGTTGATAGCGTTTGTTTGGGTAGTATCTAGGGTAGGTGGTTGCAGCATAATAGTATCATCTTTCTCACGGTTGTTCTTGATATAGTTTGTTAGCTCAGAGTTTCTGTCTAGATCGTCATCAGCAATGCTCATATTATAGTTGTACTTTCTTTCATAGAAGTCTTCGACATACTCTTCATACTCAGCAAAATTGTTGATAAAGAAGGGTGTTTCAGTGTTGGGGTAGAGTACCCGGATATAGACGTTCTTGTTATCCTTTATGTCCTGTCGCAACATATCAATGTTGTCTGTGGTCAGAATAAACATATGACCACCATTCAAACTTTCACGGGTCCATAATTCATATTTCATATAATGATCTTCCTTGGTCTAAATAGTTCATACGTTACACGAGCACTTCCTATGAAGAGGATACACACCCAGATGTTTAGAAGTATATCCTGCATGTTAAGCCTTAAAAGAGATGTAATACCAGATGGAGTATGTCACAACAATAGCTAACACACCGAGCATTATAGGTACTCCTCCATGATCGTCTCACATGCTTTCTCCACGGTAGAACGCCATTCAGTGGTGGTATTCTCGATGAATGGATGTAGTTTGGTCAGCTCCGATTTGAATGCAATCACTGGTTTCCTTAGTACATAGTGGGCATAGAACAGTTCTTGGGCTGTACCATGTGAGGGCTTATCATACATGAGATTCAGGTTAGCCAACACAATGTCACAGCCCCGGATATCCCTGAGATCCAACTCAAAGATCCGTTTCATCTGTCGGGCTTCAAACGTGTGTACCCTCCGGCATGGATCCAGCACATCACAGTACTCCATCAACAACTCTTTGGCTGTTTTGCGCCATGCCCATGCTTCAGCAACGGTTACGGCTTCCATAGGACCGCACAAATACACAACTGGACGTTTCATCAATGTACCTCAACTTTCTTTACAGGTGTACCAACATGCAGGTGAATCAACTCATTTTTGTCTGCTGTATAGCACACACTATACATACCATCCAGGTGATGCAGTTGATACACAGGTGCATTAGGTGTCTCTAACAACATGCCCTCATCGATTGTGAAGAGGGATCCACGGGGTAGTTCATATAGCATCATACAGTCATTCCAATCATCTTGGTTACTTTAGACCATGCTTTCTGTTTCAAAGAAGCACCCATTCCAAACATGGAGGAGTTCAGGGAAGAGTCGATAGAGCGTCCTCTCGTGTGATCAACCATATAAGTTACACCATTGAAGAGACCCCATGCAGTCTCTTCATTACCAGCACCTTCACGATAGCTTTGCATGAGTGTCTTGAAGATACGGGAGGTACCTGCATAACTGTTTACTTCATCTGTGTCCATCCTTTCTTTACCGCTTAGTAGTTCAGCGTACCAAGAACATGCTTCAGGGATAGTCACTTTCGCTTCATGTAGCTCCGTGGCAATCTCTCCAAAGGTGTTGAATGAGGATGCTAATAGTTGCAGATCAATCTTGACGTCGCCAGCATTGAACAATTTGGAGTGGTTTACACGGATAGCAGCTTCACCATTGTTAATATTAGCATGGAAGGTATTACTACATACCACACGCATAGTGGTGTGTTTAGCGGTGGTAGCCATAGATGCGTCTGCTGATGTGGCTAACAAGATGTATTGATCAACGGCATCTTTCTCCGTACCCACGTTGATGCGTTCACCTGTCTTAGCAAGAGCCCAGAACTTTACACCATTACGGATGACACCTGCTGTATCCATCTTCAGGTTGTATTTCGTGCAGAGATCAGTGAAGAAGGACAGTACCTGATCAGGCTGTACGATGTGGTAGTCCTCTGAGACGATACTGAGGGCAGCAAGTGTGTCGTTTCTATACAGTACTTTTCGTTCAGGGAACTTTTTAACATAGCCTAGTGCGTCATACTCAATCGGTGCAGATAGAATAGCGAAGTTCATACCAGAACGATCTAGCCATTGTCCATATGTTGCGTCAGGTGGAAGTACATTCTCCAACCCATGCCATGATGGTTGTGAGTCTGAAGAGCGTACCATAGAGTACGTACCATCTGCCATGATTCCTAATTCGTGTGCCATATCAAAACTTTCCTTCAAATGAGAAATGTAGGGCTGATGCCCCAAACGGGTTAGCTAACAGAGATACTCGTAGTTTGTCCTTTATGAGAATAGAGGGAATGATTACGGGGAGTACACTCGCGTTGTACCCGGTGATAAGTAGTGTAGAGATCTCAACACCTTTAGCAGAGATCGTTGCTCCAACATACGTTGATTGACGGTACTCGCTGTTGTAATAGGTTCCGACTGTGAATCCATCATGGGTTTTGAGGTAGATTCCGGGGTTGTCGTCGTTGAAGTAGGGTCTGTCGTGGATAGATTGTAGATGTAGTCCCAATGTTCCTGCATCAGAGACTAGTGGGGTTAGGAGGAGAAGTGTGCTTATCAGTTTCTTCATGATTTGTCTTCATAGCAGTATCAATAGCCCAATCAAGCTGGTGTATGCAATCGGGTCGTACTCTGTGGAAAGCGATTGTCAGTTCATGTACTCCATTTTTACGGATACCGAACCCACAGTTCGCCTTTAGCCAGCGATATCGTTGGGCATCAGCCTCAAGTTCCTTCACACGCTGGCGTTGCATCTCTGTCTCGCGCTCTCGGTTGCGGGCATACCGTTCAGCCTTTTTTTTTTGCTTTTCGCGTTCCTCTTTTGTCAGTTCCGCAGCAGCCAAAGCCTCAGCCTTAGCAGCAGCCCGGCAGAGTTTGCAGTCGTCTGTGTACGTGATGACTTCTCCGGGCTGTCGGTTCTCAATGCGCGTGAAGCCTGTATTGCGTGGCTTCCCATTTCTGCATACTGAGCAGACACGGAAGATGGTGCTGGCTTTCATTTCACCTCCCTGCATTCAGCTATCAGCGTGTCAATGGCGCGTTTCAGCATCGGCCATTCTTCTGGGTTAATGGCAATCTTCCTAAGATCGGTGCGGCTAGTCTGCTTGACTTCGACATACTCGCCGCCTGCTTCGTCAACGATAGTGACTTCCGTCGCCATTTCTGAAAACAGCGGTTCTGTCTTTGGTAGTACGAACATTTGCGTTACCCGTGTTTCGTAGGTCATACTGGGTGTCTCTCAATATCTGTCGGGCCTTTTATGTTTTCATAAAGTTTTGTGTCGATGTGGTTGTGCGCTCATTGAACAAACTTTGCATGAATATTAGGGTGGGGAAGTTCGGTTTCGTACACCTCAGACGGTGCAGTTGTAATACCTGGTTGTTTTGCTTTTCCGTTACTTTTTCGTAGATCGTTTTTCTCTTTCTCGCGCAGCCACATCATTCGGTATTGATCGTGGTTAGCCTCAAGCTCCTGCACTCGCTTGCGCAGTGCGTTAATTTCTGCCGCTTGCTTGTTGATAATGTATCTTTCTAAAGTATGCGGCGGTTTAATTTCCTCCCACGTTGGGACTGTGGACGCAATCCAGTTGGCGTGTATCTTGTCACTCATGGTGTTGGTCCTTCATAGTTTAACGCAAGATGCGCCGTGGGATTGCGCCCATCTGACGA